CCGGTCAGATTGTGCTTAGATACACATATTATTTGTATGACTCAAACACACAAGTGTGAAGAGTTCATAACTTTGGTATTTTGTAGACAAGCCATTTTGACTAATGACCCGCCCGGCGCCGACGCGGCTCAGCCGCCTCGACGCGAGTAGTCCATAGATTTTCAGTGGTAGTTGCCCTACGAGAAACGATTGATTTCAACTCCTTCCATAAGCCAACAAGGCGAGTGGAAGGTGGAACCTCATCGTTCTCACGAGTGAAGTACTCTATCTGCGTGGGAAGGGCAGATTGCCCTTCGTCCGCTTCAAAGATTTGAGACCAAATCTCGTCTAACACTTTCCACTGAGGCTGGATCCCCGGATCTAGTACCCTTAGAATGTCATCAATTCTTTTGAAGACCTTTCTGAGGCCCTCAGTAAAAGGATACGCTACCCATTCCGTAAAGAATAGATTCCAGGCAGTCGACGATCCTACGAAGTCAGCAGGAAGCGCTCTCGGGTGGCCATCATACAACTTCATTTCTGAAGTTGCTGTGTTAGCCCCCAGCGCTCTTGCCTCGTCTAAGGAAGGAAGAATGCCTAGTATTCTCTTCAGATCAGGTCCAAATACGTCCTCTCGTTTAACAGAGAGCGTACGCTTACCATTAGCGCGGATCTTACCAGGAGTAACCACCTTTTGGGTGGCTTCAACTAGTTTGATGTTTGCCGCTTGATGAAGCGTTCCTTCGAACCGAATGTTCCTCATGATGATCCTCTTCACCAGACGTGACCATAGACTCTGAGCAACAGCCCAGAATCTTACGTCAGAAGCCCGGGACTCCCGCCCTGGACCAACGGCACTTAACCAAGCCTCTATAGGCATTGGCCAGACACCGCCAGGACGGCAGAAGAATGCGATGAGCTTCCCGAGGCGATTATTTAAATCGAACACGACTGGTAGTCGTGCTAGATTCTTATACCCGAACCCCGCAAAGCGTGCTACGGTTGACGGACGTATTTCTACGTACCGTTGACATTTCCGCACCAGCTCCTCCAGAGCCCCTAAGTTGCATAAAGCAACTAAGAGCTCGGCGAGCGAGATTGGAGACGCTTCCCGCCCTTGTATCCAAGTTCGTTTTGCGAACTCTAACGACCCGGTACGTGATACCATCGACTTGGCTAAGCCGACTTCAACGCCCAGTATCGCCATGATACGCAGGTACTCTGCGGCTACGAGTTCGTGAGCAATCACGACATCGTCCCCTAGTACAGCATAATCCTGGAACCAACTGTGGTTTCGGGTTACATTATGAGCTGCGAGTTGAACGATCGCATGGTGAGTCAACGCAAGCATAGCCCACGATGACAACGCCCCCATAGGCTGACCTACAGCATAGATCACGTTATCGAAGCCCAGATTATAGCTCATCGCTATTTTCGGAAGCCGATACGGTCTACCTGTTAAGAGTTTCGCCCACAGGCTTGCTAACTGATTCCCCAATAAGGGCTTAAGGAGATCCACTTGGATTCCAAGTGGTAGTCTATCCGTAGCCGCTGATAGATCATACGAAGCAACAAATTGTTTGTTCTTCGCATGGAAACGCTTGATCAGACGCTCCACTGGAGCAGTCTGGTTGTACGTCCCATCCGTTCCGATTTCTCGAAGTCGGGCAAATATCCACTTATGTAAGGGATTCATAAGAGTTTGAGTAATCAGATTCACCATAGCGAATACCCTGATCTTTCCAGGTTCCTCCTTGAAACCTAATTTCCCGAAGAACAGACCTTTCCCCCAACGAGTTTCGGCTAAACCAGCTATAACGTTTTTAGCGTAAATAGCCAGCCAGCCGGCCTTCGCCGGATAGTCTGCTTTATCCTTGAGAAGATGCTTGTGAGCACTTTCCCCGACCTTTTGCAAGGCCGCGATGAGCGGTTTTAGCGCCCAAAGAAGGTCTAACCCATCCACCCGTTTTAACCAATCCGTTAGTATCGAGTGCATCTCTGAGTCAGCCGCAAACGCTAGAATATCTAGCGGAAGCGCTGCTACTGCAGGGAGACCCGAGCTATTCGGAGATGATTTTCGGATATTTGGGATACTCCAAGGAGTTAGATCCTTCGTAGGAACCATTTTCCAGCTTAGCGCAGTTTGTGTTTGCACTAGCTTATAGAAAAGCGGTACCCAGATGGACCATATTTGCTTTCGGAACTGGCGTATATCTACGCCAGGATTCGTTATTGTTTTCAACTTCAGTGCTCC